GGAGTTCTCCCGCCGTCGTGGTCTCTCTAGCGCGCCACTCCAGTACGTTCTCCTGACTAGAGAACCGTATAGTCAGCGGGTCTTGTACGCCGGGGTTAAACTCGGGGTCGCAGCCAAAAGCGATGAAGTGCCCATCGCGCTCCGACACCATGACGCGCCGCGCCACTGTCGGCGCTGATTGAGACCCTACAAGGCTGGCGATAGACACGCCTCGTTCCGCCACCCCGCTGGTAGCATCCCAGTAGTATACGCCACCGTCGCGCACGTTGAAAAATAAGTCTTCGCCGTAGTTGTCTTGCGACCACATACCTAGCTGCCCTGTCGCGACCGAGGTGGTCGAGCTGGAACCCCACGTGCCGCGAGACCACGCACCGGTACCCCACCCGGTACCGAACGTAACCGTACCGAGGCCGGGGTTGATCTGGTACGCCGCGATGGTGGCCACACCTCCGTCACCCGTGTCTCCGGCCGCGGCGGCCACGGCCACTTCGATCTCGTACGTGCTCGTGTCTACGATCCGGGTGATTTGGTATTCGGCGTTCAATACCTCTGCGGTGATATTTCCGCCGAGGCTTACAGCGTCCGTGAACGCAACGAATGCGTTTATCTGCGCGCCGTGCAGCGGGTCGGTCACCGTAAGGGTAGTTGACCCCGTGGTGGCTGAGAATGTCGCAGCCCCGGCGACGGTAGTCCGCCGAATAGGCGTAACGTCGGCGGGCGCGCCGCCCTGCAGGATGTAGTATTTGAGGTTGGTACCAAAACCTAGCAACTGCTTGCCGGTGAGCGTGACCCACGGGTGCATCGACCGCGTAGTGCCGACAAACGTCTGGGTATTAAATCCTGTCCACCCGCCGATGGTTTCCGGGAACGCGGCGCGGAACCTGATTTTATCTCCGTCCACCCACCCGCCTTCGTTCGCGAAGCTCGTGACTTCGCGGTTAATTCCGGGCGTGAACTGGAGACGCGTCAAGGTCATGGCTTACTCCGGTTTGGTGGGCCAGTTGATATTTATGGGGAAGCCCGCCTGCTCCGTGATGTCGCGCAATTCCTGCCGGTAGGCGGCCCACGCTGTTTTGTTGACTGGAGCGTCAGCGACTTGCGTCCAGTCGGAGTCTGTTAGCAGAACTCGGCGATCGCCGCGCGCTTGGGAGGCGCGAACTTCCTGTTCGGCCGCGGGCGGCGGCGGGGCGTAAGCGGCGACATTGCCCCCCGCGCGCATCGCCGACAGTAGCGCAGTATTATCGGTGATGGTGTCTGAGTCTGATGGATTTAGCGTATATGGTATCCAGCCATAACTAGGATGCTGGATTTCACAATCTACCCACCCGGCGGTGTTGATGTACTTAGCGTTACGGTAGTTCATGTTACACAATCCTTAAAAATAGCGTGGTATTGTACCTGCCAGATACATTAACGCCACCCATTACCCGCCACGTCCCAGAAGGTGTGCTAGGGGTCGAGTACCCGATAGCGGCTGCGGTGTTATCAGAAAAGGTGCCTGTCGATGCCGTCCCTGCGTAACGCAGAGAAGAACCTGCAAAAAAAGCCCCGGGGTTCATAGCAGCACTAGTGGTAGGTGAGCCTAACCATGCATACGTGCCTACCGTGTCAACCGTTGTTGGTTGCACATAACCTGACGCGTCAATGGCCGCCTTCACTTTAGCGGGCGATACCACGCTCTCGGTGGTGCTCGTGCCCGCCTGCCACACGGCCTCTGTTTGGGTCACCAGCGTGTACTTGGCGTCTATCTGTGTCTGTATGGGGGACGTAACTCCGTCAACGAAGTTCAACTCCGCCGTCGTCGCCGTGACGCCGTCGAGGATGTTGAGCTCCGCCGCCGTCGCCGTGACGCCGTCGAGGATGTTGAGCTCCGCCGTCGTCGCCGTTACACCGTCGAGTATGTTCAGCTCCGCGGTCGTAACGGCGCTGACCGATAATTTGCCGTTGGTGTCGGTGACTGCCACGCGGTTTATGGCGAGGTCGGTATCCACGACGGTCGTGGCGGCACCCGTAATCGTTGCTTGCTTGGCGGCGATCTGCGGTTGGATTGCGCTAGTCACACCGGCAACGAAGTTGAGCTCCGCCGTGCTCGCCGTGACGCCGTCCAGCAGATTCAGCTCCGCCGTCGTGGCCGTGACGCCGTCGAGGATGTTTATCTCTGCGGCCGAGGCCGTGATGCCCGCCAACGACAAGTCAGGGATAAACGTCGCCGTCAGGTCTGCGACCGCCGCACCGGTGCCTGCACCGTCAGCGTAAACAATCGCTCCGGCACCTGCAGGAATTGTCACGTCACCGCCCGACCCTTGAGTCATAATGACGGACTGCGCAGTCGCGTTGCGGATGAGGTACGTCTTCTCGGCGTCGTTCGGGGCGACCGTGACGGTGTTTGTGCCGCTGGGAGTTCCGCCAAATACGATCAGGGTATACTGCCCATCAGACAACGCCCCATTCAGCGTGGTCAGGGTATGCGTCGTCCCTGAAAGAGCGATAGCCCCTACGCCATTGGTCAGGCGGTCAATAATCTGCATGTTGGTGTTTACGGTGTCGCCCCAGACGCCGTCTTGCTCGCCGTCTGCGGGCAGTTCGATCCCGCCGTTGCTCGTAAATAAACTGGGCATTGTTCGTCCTTACGCTGCGATGGGGGTCCAGATGTCACCCGCGCCGGGGTTCACCTCAGTCCAGTCTGTTATATCAGGAGTGGTGACATCCGTCCAGTCGTTGCCGGGATCGGGTCTAATCGGCCCCCACACGATAACTTGCCCTGTGCGGCCTGTGGCAGAGATACCGGTTACGATCGCGATAGCGCCTGCCGCTGCTTGCGCTACGCCTACCGCGCCGCTGGCCGCCACACCCGTGATGAGGACCTCTGTTACCGGCGTGGCGGCCGTCGTGCCAACGGCACCTGTGGCTGCCACGCCTGTGGCTACAGCAAGCGCGTCGCCCGTGACGGCGACAGTTCCCGCGGCACCTGTGGCGCCTACGCCGGTCACTGTTGTTCCCGCTATGGCCTCGACATCACCCACGGCACCGGTGGCGGCTACGCCTATCGCTACGGCGAGTCCGTCGGCTGTGGCGATAACGGTGCCCACGACGCCTGTGGCAGCTACGCCCGTAGTAGAGACCACAACATCCGGAACCACCGAGATCGCCTGCCCCACCGCGCCGGTGGCAGAGACGCCGGATAGGACCACTGTTACGTCGGGAGTGATGACCGCGGGGGCGCCGACGGCTCCCGATGCACTGATACCGGAAACAACCACGACTGCGTCCGGTGTCTCCACCGCTACCGCACCCACGGCGCCTGCAGCGGCTACGCCGCTTACAGCGACCGCTACGTCCGGGACGACGGATTGCCCGACGGCACCCGTGACGGCTACGCCGGTAACAAGCACCGTTACGTCCGGAGATGCTACCGCCCCATCATCTCCGAGAGGCGCAGAGGCTAATGGGGAAAAACCAAGCATGTGTTACCTCAAGGTTTAGTGGGCCACTCGACAGTGTAGGGGAAGCCAACCTGTGCAGTAATATCACGAAGTGCTTGGCGGTAGGCAGCCATCTTAGGTGACATCGTATTGTCACTCATAGCCATCCAGTCGGTCTGTTGCAGCAGGCTGTCACGTTGCGCCCTAGTGGACGTTGCTAGGTCATTGGTACGCTGGATGACATCATCTGGCATTGCATCAGTTACAGCCCAGACCTGCGTCCAGACGCCTTCCGTGAGGGATGGTGTGCCTTCGGTTAGGTTCTGCGTGATAGGGTCATACAGGGGCCGCTCTGTCGCTGTGACAGGAAACACGTTGTAGGACGCCAGCAGTGCGTCAGTCGGGTTCTTGGGGAACGAGACTTGCGGGTTGTCTTTCCGAAGCTGGCCGATTGAGTAGGGGTAGGTCTCGGCAGTTCCGTTGGGGGCAAGAATTTGCATGTTTTACTCCAATTGTGACTGGATCACGTCCAGCATAATTTGTGACTTGCGTTGCTCGATGATTGATGAGGCAAGCAGACCCTGCATCTGTGCCTTAAACTCCTGCAACTCAGGGTCATCCCCAATGCGCTCAATGGCGAGACTGAAGTTGGTGATGTTGACCTGATACTCCGTGACCTCTTTGATGCGGGCATCGAGAGCGGATGTTAGGATTTCGTGGTGGTAAGTGTTCATTGTTATATCTCCGTAAAGGCTACGCCAGTGCCAACGCCTGTAGGCAAAGTGCTTGGGTTGGCAAACTTAGCGCCGAAGCCTGATGCCGACCATGGGTAGGCCGAGATGAACGGGCTATCGGAGTGAGCTACTGCGATAGCGTCTCCCGAAGGACTGAAAGATACGCCACGGCCATTGCTTGTAGGCAAAGTGCTTGGGTTGGCAAACTTAGTGCCAAAGCCTGATGCCGACCATGGGTAGGCAGTTACAAAAGGGCTACTGAAGTGAGCTACTGCGATAGCGTCTCCCGAAGGACTGAAAGACACTTTAAAGCCACTGCTTGACGGTCGTGTAGCTGGGTTGGCAAACTTAGTGCCAAAGCCTGATGCCGACCATGGGTAGGCCGAGATGAACGGGCTCTCGGAGTGAGCTATTGCGACAGCGTCTCCCGAAGGACTGAAAGATACGCCTTCGCCGGTGCCTGTAGGCAAAGTGCTTGGGTTGGCAAACTTAGCGCCGAAGCCTGAGGCCGACCATGGGTAGGCCGAGATGAACGGGCTACTGCCGTGAGCTATTGCGACAGCGTCTCCCGAAGGACTGAAAGATACGCCTTCGCCGGTGCTTGGCGGTAGTGTAGCTGGGTTGGCAAACTTAGCGCCGAAGCCTGAGGCCGACCATGGGTAGGCCGAGATGAACGGGCTACTG